CTTTGCTGCTTTAGGAAGATTCCATTTAGCACTCCAAAGCATCTCCATCGCTTCGCGTGTTTCTGGTCTCATCAATTTCGTCCATTACTTGGGTAAATTCTTTTCTAAACTCTTCCACCTGTTTTTGAATTTCTTCGGGAACAGGTGGAATTTCATTAACAGGAACAATCATAACAGATTTTCCATCCTCTCGGGTAATTTTCCAACACACATGCTGTGCATCGGTCAAATCAACCATAAATTCTAGATACTGTTCTGCCTGTTCTTCAGTGACTCCAATAGGTCCAATCATTTTACAGCAAAGCAATAGGTAATCATTTCATCATCAAGAATGTCATGAAGTTCAGAGACAGTCTCAGAGAAACCTTCTGTTCCTTCAGAATCAAACTTCCACTCTACAGTCTTTTCATAACCTTCGTCATCTACAATCTGCATAGACCGCTTAGAAAAATTAACGAAAACATGAGCGAGAGTAGCGTTGGACATTAGGGGGTTCCCTTGAGTACCCTCTAATTATAGCAGACCTGGGAGGTGGCGTCAACCAGAGTGTGACACTACCGAACTGTCCCCGATCCTCACATTATATAGACCTCTGGTTATCGCTTCATTATACGCCGCATTCGCATCCGTAGGAGCAATTCTATAGTTCTGAGCATTCGTAGGATTGATGTATGTTTCACTTCCACCAACAATAACTGTTCTAATACCAGTATTTAACTTGGTAACTGCAGAATTTTCAACATTAATTAGTTGAAGTAAATGTGGGGTAGAAACTACCATTGAATTTTCAGAAGAATTGATCATTTCAATTGCACTATTCGTTTGTTGCTGGCAAGAATTTTCATACAGATTACCGGTAATCCTTGTAGCAATAGAAGACATCTGCAATTCACTTGCTTGAAGTTCAAACTTTGCCCCAACAACATTCATGTCAAGGTCAGAACCAAACTTAATGGCATGTTTTTGAACCTCTGTCATGCCATCAGATAACATTGGTGCTCCCTCTGCAGTGAAATAGAATCCTCCGCCAACTTCAATATGACAATTACCAGTAATTTTTAAGTGATAGTCACCATCAACTGTCAAGGCATGGTTCTTTTCGACTAACTTACAATCATCGCCATGCACTTCTTGAGTAAGATTGCCTGCATATGAAATATGATCAGCAATTAATGCTCCGGTGTCTCCTTTACCATCAGTAGATGTGCTGATATATGCTCTAACCTTTGCTTCAATTAACTCAGCATCAGCATCCGGGTAATCTCTTCTAACAGTGTCTCTAGCGATCTTCTCAGCATAGTATGCATTGTTATAAAGAACTGAGGTGTATGTTGTGCCGTTTGATTTCTTATGAACCTGCCCCTGCCTACCAGGGTTACCTAACCATAAATCATATGCTCCATTAGGATAATTCTTAGATGATGATACATTTTGATCAGCATCACTAAAAATAGCACTGAACAAATCATTGCTATCTGAACCTAGATTCTTACCCTTCAATGCTTCAACCGATTTTAGTTGCTCATCAGAAGTAATCATACCGAACAATGGCCACCATCCATGCACTTTACCAGATCCATAAGAAGTTCTAGAGCAATTTGCACCAGCAAATGTAATAAAGATCTTCATCAATCCAGTGAGATTTGTTTTTCCAATCTCAGTTAAATTGTTAGCACTACAAAAGATGACACTCTCCTTTTCCCAAGCATCAATGGTGTGCATAGCATCTGCATTATCAGATAACAATCCCTTAACAGTATCAATGGTGCCGTTGGTATCTGACAACACATTTTCTACTGTAGAAATGATTGTGCTGACAACTTTATCAACAGTCTTTGTGATCATTTCTGACTTAGGAGTAGCGGATTCTAAGTAAGAATCAATTGCATCGATGACTGGTTTAGTTGCAGTTGTCACATAAGAACTAATCATGGCATCTTGAGTGCATGACTTTGACAAAATTGTAGTGACAGCAGTTTGAATTAAATTATAGATTGCAAACGGAGTGCCATCAGCAGCAACAATAAGAGTAGAAGTTTTTAGTTCTTGTGCAAGATTAACAAGAGATTCTCTAATTGCAGAAATAATCTGAGCATAGATAGATCCCAAATAGTTTTCAACTCTTCTCGTCAACTGTGCCTTAGTTACTAATTTACCATTGATGAGATCGATATAATTCTTATCATCATTGATTACAAGTGTTCCGATTATATTAGAAACATCTTCTAGCAAATATGCCAACTTATACTCCAAAGTCTTCCAGGGTCCACCAACACCATTAGCAGCAGGTATTGGTTTGCTAGCATCAATTGGTTTAATGGAGTTAGAAGAACTTCCTGGGATTCCTGCTTGAGATCCAATATTTTTAGACGATCCGGTGCCGCCTACAGTTGTTGCTGTCTGACCAGGATAAGCAACAATATTTGAATCAGTTTGTCTGTTACTGACTGGAGTAACTACATTTTTTTCTGCAGGATGAATAGCGGAATGATTAACAGCATTACCAGATGCAATTGCCTGTTCAGAAAAAGAAAATAGTCTTGTGTTAGTAGTTCTCTCAGACTTTTGCACTCTCATGACACCCATGACACATGGCATCTGAGAATATTCACCATCTAGAAAGAATCCTAAAACAATTGCACCAGGTTGCAACTGACCGCAACTTTCTCCCTGACCATCATTACCTGCCTGAGAAGTGTGCTGCAATACTGTTGCCCAAGGAAGAAACTTGGTAGGAAGATTGTCAGTAGTTCCTGCTGTAAAATTAGTATAGTAACCAAGAATACGCACTTTAACCCTACCTAATTCTAGAGGGTCTTCGTTATCTTCGACTTCACCAACCCACCAGAAGAATCCATCTTTTCCTACATACCCTCTTGTCCTTTCACCTTGTATATTGTCAACATTAAGTGCCATTTCATCCCGGTGTTTTTTAGTATTTATTCTGGTTTAATGTAATTATTCTCTTCCAACCATTCTCGTGTCAAAGGAGTAGGTTCATAGTCAGTCCACATAGTGCCACGAGCACAAGATTCAAGTGCTTCCTGTGTCATATTTTCTGTTTTACCTGCCCATGTTGCTTCTGCTTCCCATGGTTGTGCCTGTGCAGGGTAGGTACGCTTAACCATCTCTTGCCAGATCTCAGGTACTTCATCTGCAGGTTTAATAATAGCAATCATACTATTATCAATAGTTCCTGCCATACAATCTTGTGCAGCGTGCCAACCTTCATGACGCATTACACTCATAAGCACATATGGACGATTCATATATCTCTTATTGAGATAGAAGTTATTGCTCACAGTATGATAAACACCGCGATGACCAATAGGAAAATATCTTTCATCTGCAAGAAATACTTTACTGCCAATCCGATTTAATGTTATCAGTAGCATATTAAATTCTGCTGCTACTGAAGTAAATTCTTCAGTATTAGAGTATTGCGAAGAAATATCTAAAAGAGAAAATACTTCTTGTACATCATTAGTACATTCTCGAAGAAGCATACAACCCATGGCGTCATACGAGTTATACCCTTGGGTAATTTTTTCTTCTCCTGCTTGAACACTCATGCCATGTGCTAGACCAAGCATTAGTCCAGAAAGAATTGCGTTACGCAGTTTCATTCGAGTCTCCCTCTAGATAATCAAAGATCATATTATGTAGTTCCCAATAACGGAGATACCAATCAGGTATTAAACCATAATGAGGAAGTGTATAATAATCAGAATAGTTATTGTATAAGAGATCGATGATCTCTTCTTTGGTTGGTTTTGTCATATTAATTAACGACAATGCTCGCTGACGGGATCGAACCGCCGACCGACTCGGTGTAAACGAGTAGCTCTACCGCTGAGCTAAGCGAGCGAGAGCGGATAAGGGGACTTGAACCCCTGACATTCAGCTTGGAAGGCTGACGTTCTACCACTGAACTACATCCGCGTTCTAGTAAAGCGGTACAATTCTGTACTGCCCCATACTAGTTTATCGTTCTCATCATATCCTTGATCCATTGTATGTAGTTTGTTTCCATACGCACGAATCACAGATACAACTCGATCTCCTCTATAACCTCGGCATTTTCCAGGATACTTAAGTTCCCCGATCCATACCTTGTTTTCGAGTCTAAACATTATATCACAATCTGGATGAGGTGTCCAGTCTAAATGATGATTGTGAACAATTGCCTCAGTGTCTGATACGTACTCAATGGTGTGCCTTTTCTTTCGATAAGGATCCTCAGGACCTATGCACCTCTTAAAGTTCATAGATTCATATCCCCCTTCAACTTCCTTCCATATAATCTCTACAGAAGCAAATGTATGAGGATTAGATTGTGCCTGGGATCGATTAGTCCACCTACCAATAAGATAGTCTTCAAGTCTCATAATTAATCTCTAAGGTTTTTCTGAACCCTCACATGGTTATTCTATTCAAAATTGTGAGGGTTGTCAAGTCAGTCGTCGTAAACCAAACATTCAGGTTCGCTAGGATTCTGATCGCAGAACAGTTCCAAGTAACTGGGGTCGTGATGATCCCCCGCTTCGATCTCTTTTTTGTGATGCTCAACATATTCTTCCAAATCATGCAGTTCGCCTTCAATGTGACGACGCATTTGAGGGGATACCGTTGGGTCTTGAAGGATTTCTTTGTCTTTCTCGATGTGCTTTTCGATACTTTCCATTTTTTGTGTACCTCCGATACAATAATATTTATATTGGGAGAGAATCTCGACATACATCGCAAAGAGTAGTCATTTGATCTCCTACAATACTATGTGTGACAGCAGTAATTAAATACCTGCCAGAATATCTAGGATCGTTATTCCTTACAGCACCATCTTTTTTAATAGAAGGAATATTAATCTTTACGCCTCTCCCAGCAT